TGGCGCTGGTTGCTGTTCGCGTTCTTTCTGTTTATCAATCTGTGCGGCTGGACACACTTTTGGCACGTCATCGGCATCTTTCATCCGGATTTTGTCAGCGGTGCGATCCTCAACATTCTGACGGCGCTGGTCAGCGGTGTCGTCGCTGTTCTGGTGGTCATTCATGAATTCGACGCTGGACAAATCGAAGAGAAGATTGAGACCGACAAACGGCGGATCAGGGATTTCTACTTTGACCTGAAGCAGACGCACGAACTGACCCGCGCCCTGGGCAACGCAACATTGCAGCGCGCTGAAGAGATGCTACGAAAGACGGCCTAACCGATGTTTGATGTGCCGCACATCGATGATCGAATTTCAGTCGGCCAATTGATTCAGATTGGTCAGATAACAGTGCTGGCGCTCGCGTTCTTGTTCCGTCGCTACTTCGGCGCAGAGAATACTGCGGAGCAGACCAAGCAGCACGCCGGTCTGCTCGCTCAGCAGGCAGAGACGGTATCTCGATTGACCAATTTGCAGAATCTTCAGCAGGTCTTGCTGGAGAAGATCGAGCATCGCTTGCAGCTCATTGAGAAGGACTTCTATGTGCCTGTTGTGAATCAGCCGCGTGATCCTCGAATCAGAGAGCGCAGAGAAGACCGCGAGGGCGATCAGCGCAGTATTCGATAAAACAGCATGGCGATCTTTGACAGCTTGATAAAACCGGCGCTGGATAGCGTCACGACGCTCATCGGGCAATTCCACATGTCGCCCGAAGAGAAAGCGCTGGCGCAGCAGGCGGTCGCTGATGCAGCCGCAAAAGCGCAGCAGGCAGCTCAGGATTACGACACTCAGCTCAATGCGATTGCCGGTCAGAACATCCGCGCCGAAGAAAGCAGCAATGACAAGTTCACCGTTCGCGCGCGGCCCGCAGTTGTATGGATGGGCAATCTACTGATTCTCTGGAATTACGGGATTGTGCCGGTCGCTGGTGCTCACTGGCATCTGTCACCAGCGAGGATCCCTGATGCGTTCTGGTGGACTTGGGGTACGGTCGTCACCGGCTATGTCTTCAGCCGTTCAGCTGAAAAGATAGCGCAACTCCCGGGCGACTCACAGATCAATCTCGGCGGCATCCTCAAGGTGGGCAATAAGAACTGAAAGGTGGAGACGCTTTATGTTTAGCTTCATTGCATTTGCAGCTGGATTCGCGCTCGGTGTTGTGGTCTCCGTCGTCGCAGGCAAATCAATCCTCAACGAGTTGAAGAACATCGCAACGACCATCGAGCTGCGCCTAGTAGCTCTGGAAACAGCGATCAAAGCGGGAAAGTTATAGAGTTCTGTTCCGACTATGTACCTAGACGACGCAAGCAAAAGCATCCTCGCCTTTGAAGTGTCTATCGCATGGATGTACCTCGACACCAAAGGCAACGTGACGACCGCCGTCGGCCAGCTGCTCCCGACTGCCGCTGATGCGATGCGGTGTCCGTTCCATAGACCGAATGCGGAACTGGCGACTGCTGATGAGATCAGAATTGACTTTGAGCGGGTGCGTGCCATGCATCCAGGTAGAGTCGCCAGCGCGTATCGGACAGCTCAATCACTGTTGCTGACGGAAGACACGATCATGCGCATGCTGCATCATGCCGTAGTCGAGCGTGCTACTCAGCTGGCGGCAAAGTTCCCCAGCTTCGACAGCTTTCCCGATCCAGTCAAGATTGCATTGCTCGATATAACGTTCAATGTCGGCATCGGCAATCTGGTCAATGAGTTCCCTCTGTTCACCGACGCTGTCGACCACGAACACTGGGCGCTCGCTGCTCAGCATTGCCATCGCGTCGGCATATCTGAAGAGCGCAACGCATGGGCAAAAGAGCAGTTCATGCTGGTCGCTTAGACCAAAACCGCTGAACAACACAGGAGAGACGACATTATGAGTTGGAGTGTGAATGCAAGCGGCACACCGGAAGAAGTAAAGACCGCCCTTCAAGACGAGTTCGCATCGCCACTTGATGATACGAACGGCCTCCCCGATGCCGGCGAAAAGGAGACTGTGCGAAAGGTCTCAGACGCCATCATGCACACGCTGGACACGTTTGATCCAGAGAAGCTCGTAACTGTCTCCGCAAGCGGTCACATGGGCTTCGACAACTTGGATACAAAGACAGGCACTTATCAGAGCGTCAGCATGAGCATTGCGCCTGCTCGATAAGCAATGCCATCTCTTCCGAAGCATGCCTGCTCGACTCCGGGATGTGGCAAGCCTGTCACGTATGGCTCTCGCTGCTCGACCTGCCAGAGAAGCCATCATCAAAGAATCGATGCACGGCGTGAGTCACCTTATCGCAGAGGATACGACAAGCAGCATCTGAGGCTCCGTATCATCTGCTTCCAGCGTGACGGATGGACATGCGTCGACTGCGGCTGGCAGCCTGACATCGTTCGTGACTTCAAGCTGTATGACCTCGGCGACCCTCCACTCGATGCGATCCTCGAGGAGCTTCGCCAGCGCAATCGGCAGGGTGAAAAGCACCTGCACGGTGAGCACGACGTTCCCATCGAACGCCAGCCCGACCTCAAGCACGACATCGACAATTACAAGACCCGCTGCAATGAATGCCACAGCAAGAAGACGCTGCGCGAGCTGATGCACCAATAAACATCACAGCGACTCAATTGAACACAAAGTTTCATGGGGCTGCGAGGTCCCGCACCGAAGGCGCGCCCCATGCGGGAGTGTATTCAGTGCGGTGGAAGTTTCATTCTGGATAGGAACTCTAAGCCACAGCGAAAGTTTTGTAACAGGACATGCAGTGCGAGATACAGAGGTGAACGCCGCAAGCAAATTGTCACTCGTGGCTGTCTTCACTGCGGAATTGACTTCACGCTCATCGGCCCGAGCAGCAGGAAGAAGTTTTGTAGCAGGCATTGCTGCGGAGCCTATTACGGCGACCGGCGCAGGACGATACACGCATGTAGCTATTGCGGCAAGGCTTTCAAAGCAAAGCAGCCTCGTTACACGACCTACTGCTCACGTGACTGCTGCTTCGAACACCGAGCCGCACTGCGACAGGAACGAGCGAGTGACACGGACGCAGATCGCGAACAGCTCGGCTGTGCCGTATGCGGTAACAGCTTGCAGCCGTTACAAAGGCGGCTGTGCGGGCGCAGAGAGTGTCGGCTGGAAGACGGACGAAGAAGAGCACGTGACGCTTACAGGCGCAAGCACGTTGATCGGCCTGCTATAGCGTGCGCGGAGTGCAATGCTGTGTTTGTTCCACGATACGCATTCAGGCGACAACGCTTCTGTTCACGCAAATGCACGGATCGTTACTTAAGCCGCATCTACAGGGCGAAGCGTCGAGCACTGGAGCGCGGCGCTGACGCTGAGTTGGTCGACCCGATCAAGGTCTTTGAACGAGACGGATGGCGCTGTCACATGTGCAGAGTCCGAACACCTCGATACCTTCGCGGGACAATCGAAGACCGAGCACCTGAGCTTGACCACATCGTGCCGTTCGGCGCAAAGGACGGGCAACGCGGACGTCACAGGTACGACAACGTGGCATGCGCATGTCGGAAATGCAATCGAGCAAAGGGCGCACGACCTCTCGGACAGCTTCGTCTCGCCATGCCTCTAAGTAGTGTGTACTCAGACACATAGACGGGGCGGGAGGGTATGAGCAATCGCTGGGTCGTTGGGTCCCGTACCGCCAGGGGTGCGGATCAAAAGAAATCGCAGGTTTTGAAGATTTTCTGCGCCAATCCATATGACAGAGACAGCAATCAAGGAAGATTTCACCGTCGAGCATTGGTCGATTGACCGGTTGATTCCATACGCTCGCAATCCACGCAAGAATGACGGCGCTGTGAACCGCATGGTGTCCAGCATCCGCGAGTTTGGTTTCAAGATTCCAGTGCTCGCGCGATCCACCGGCGAGGTCGTTGACGGGCACCTTCGGCTCAAGGCAGCGCAGAAGCTGAAGATGGAGACCGTGCCGGTCATGCTGTGTAATGAGTGGACCGACGCACAGGTAAAAGCATTCCGCCTGCTAGTGAATCGCTCGGTGACATGGGCGCAATGGGATGACGATCTGCTGGCGCTCGAAATGCAGGAATTGAAGGGGCTGGAGTTTGACCTGAACCTGACCGGCTTCGATGAAGACGAGTGGACCGGGATGCTCGATAGTCTGTCGGGCAATGATTCCGACATGATCAGTCAATCGCTGCTGCCTCGCATGCAGATCACTATTGCCGACCCGAAGACCGTCGTGAAGCGTGGAGACCTGTGGCGACTGGGCAAGCATGTTCTCGCGTGTGACTCCGTAATCGACGGATGGGAGAGGTGGCAGCATCATCTTCAAGCCGGTTCCCTGTTCTGCCCCTTCCCAGGGCCGTTCGTTCTCTTGTCAGTAAAGGCGGTGTCGCATCCGCTGGTGCTGGTGCAACCCGATACCTATGTCGCCGGTCACATCATCGACCGCTATATCGAGGTCCATGGCGAGACCGATGTCGTGCGCGAGGTCCATCAACAATGAAGCACACTGGCGGCAGGTGGAACCCGAAGCAGAAGAACATCTATTTCATCGCGTCGTCACGTGACACGCTGGAGCAGGGATTGAAGTGCCATCCCTACATTCTGTGCGCCGTGAATGAGATCAATGAGCAAGACCTGACATGGGTAACGGAGACGGCGATGAATCCCGACGTCACCTTCTTCATTGACTCCGGCGTGTTCAATCTGGCGAACAGCCATGCCGTGAAACACAGAATGACCATGGATGCGGCGCTGGCACTGGCTCCCGACGAGATTGACGGCTTCGATGAGCTATACAGGAAATACTGCTACATCATGCGCGTCATCGGCGATCATGTCTGGGGTTATATCGAGATCGATCAGGGCGGCATCGACAACAAGAAAAAGACCAGAGCGCGGTTAGAGTCAGATGGCTTTCAACCGATACCTGTGTATCACCCGTTCAATGATGGCTGGGATTACTTCGATGAGCTTGCCGAACAGTATGACCGCATCTGCTTCGGGAACGTCGTGCAAGCCGATCCTGAGACGCGCAAGCGGCTGCTGGCAACCGCATGGGAGAGAAAGAGGAAGTATCCGCACCTGTGGATTCATCTGCTCGGCCTCACACCGAATGAACGCCTGAATGCCTACCCGATTGACTCATGCGACTCCAGCGCTTGGCTGATGCACGTTCGCTGGTCAGATCGTTTCCATGCGCTCACGGCAGGAAAGACACTCTCACTCGTCGGACATAACGTGACCTATGATCGCGGCTCCGATCCTTATGCCGAGAACGGTCATTGGAAGGCGAGGCGGCTGGGCGGCTACGATGCAGGGCACCTTCAGCGGAACTGGCGCTCAGCAGTTGCCGACTATGAGCGAGCGCTTGAAATCGACCCTCGGAACGGGCTTCCTGCCGCCGTGTAGAGTGCGCATTGTTGCGCAGTAAATGGCGCTACAGGCGTTCGGTGGTGTTGGGCATGCGGTTTCGTGGGGCAAAGTAAAACCGGAGCCTTTTTTGGCTCCGGTAGGGTGGTCTTTTTGGGGGAGTTGTGCTTAGCGTTTTATCGAACTGTGAGCGTGTTGCCGTTGGCATCGACAGCGGCCCAGCTGAATAAGTTCCGGCCCCGGCGCAGCGTGAACCGCGTTGTGAACAGTTTCTCGGCATGCCAAGTCAGAAAGCGTTCAATGTTTGTGGCGTGCGCAACACTGGCAATGGCGACGACAGTCTCAACAGACTGTCCGTCGCCGATTGTGGTAAGGATGATCTCGACTTTCATTGCTGGCTTCTCCTGCCGGTAAAGAAACGTTTATTCGCCACCTGCGGCAAGGGTCTTGCCGTCGACTTCAGGCGTCTTGACTGGCTTCGCCGCCTTTTTCGGTGCCTCCTTTTTCGCCGCCTTCTTCGTCGCTTTCTTGGCGGCAGGCTTCGCTGCCTTCTTCGCTGTTGCCTTCTTCGCGGCTTTCTTGGCAGGCTTGGCATCGCCAGTGTTGAAGGGGCGAACCGGCAGACCGCACATGTCGATGTGCTGGTGAGTGATGCCGCGAATCGCGCGACCGACCATGATGGCGCTGAGTTTGAGTCCCAGCTTCGCTTTGATCGCTTCCATGGACATCTCGGGGTTGGCTACCTTCAGTTTGCGTGCCTTGATTACTTCTGCTGCGCTGATCTTCGACTTGCCTTTCGTTTCGATTGTCATTTTGTGTGTCCTCTCTTTTTGTGTGTTGTGAGTATCGCCATCCACATCAGCGACCTGTCTAAATGGTCCGGTCTGTGTCGAGGATGGACAACCGATGAAAATGAAAAATATTCAGCCTAACAAGTCTCTGATTCTGGTGAGGTTTACAGCCGAAGGCTTTCACTGTTGGCCAGAAGCTAACGGCGCTCGTTCCTATCTGGCAAACAGACATCGGCACCTGTTTCACGTTGAAGTCGAGACAGCAGTAACACACGACAATCGTGAGATTGAATTACATGACCTGCTGGATGACTCCCGGCGCTCGTTCGGAGGCGGCAACTTCGGCAGCGCAAGCTGCGAGTCACTTGCGCGAGGGCTGGCGACTGCGTTGGCAGGCAAATATGACCGCACCTTCCGCGTCGGTGTCTTCGAAGATGGCGAGGTAGGAGCAAGCGTAACAGTGGAGAGCACAAATTGACGACAGTCACATGTACGCGCCGTCTCACCTTCGAGGCTGGGCATCGCGTTTTCCAGCACGAATCAAAATGCGCGCACTTTCACGGTCATTCGTATAAGGCGCTGATCGAAGCTGAAGGACCGCTTGATGCCATCGGACGGGTGATTGACTTCTCAGTCCTTAAGGAACGCATCGGCAGATGGATCGATGGTCACTTCGATCACGGCTTTCTCGTGTGGGATAAGGACACAGATGCGATACAGGTTTTGTCGCAGCTGGTGCCGGTACAAAAGATATATCCGCTTCCCTACAATCCCACCGCTGAAAACATTGCCAAGTTTCTGCTTGAAGACATATGTCCCTTCGTGCTCGACGGCACAGGCGTCACAGTGACTCGCGTCGTGATTCATGAAACAGAGAATTGCAGCGCGGAAGCGAGACTTGCATGAGCGATAAGACCTATACGATCAATGAGATTTTCTGTTCGGTGCAGGGCGAAGGTGTTCGCGCTGGCACGCTGAATCACTTTGTCCGCTTCACAGGCTGCAATCTCACATGCAAGGAAGAGACGCACGGATTCGATTGCGATACGGAATTCATGTCGGGCAGGAAGATGACGGCAGATGCAATACTGGCCGAACTTGCTGTATTGAATCGTGACTGCACAAATGTCATCTTTACCGGCGGTGAACCTCTGTTGCAACTCGACAGCGCACTGACAGACCTGCTGGTATCGCACGGATATTATCTCGCGGTAGAGACCAATGGTTCTCTCCCGGTCCCCCAGGGCGTCGCGTTGAACTGGATCACATGCTCTCCGAAGGTTGCCGAGCATGCGGTTCGACTGCAAGTGGCATCGGAACTCAAGTATGTGCGCCGCTATGGACAGGGCATTCCACGTCCGTCTCTAAAAGAGGCCGATTACCTTCTCATCTCCCCGGCTTTCAACGGAATGACCATCGATCAGCGCGCACTCGATTGGTGCATTCAGTTGATTCACGAAAACCCGCAATGGCGTCTTTCACTTCAGACGCACAAGTTCATTCATGTCAGATAACGTTGAAGTCCTGTATGCAAACGGCAGCGGCCTCGCTCATGCGAACGGCCATGTGCGCCATGATGCTGACCGTGTGGCGCTGATGACTCGGCTGCTTGAATCTCTCGGCGTCGACGTGACCGGTGACCTCGCTGAAACGCCTGACAGGTGGATTCGCGCGTTCATAGAGATGACATCCGGCTACGCTGAAGATCCAGCTGTGATATTGAGCAAACGATTCAAACAGCCTGCCGCCGATGAGCTTGTCCTGCTGACGGACATTCCATTCGTGAGCCTATGTGAGCATCACCTGCTTCCATTCTCTGGAGTAGCGCATATCGGCTATCTTCCGGACGGCTTTGTCGTGGGCATCTCAAAGCTGGCGCGGCTGGTCGATTGCCATGCAAAACGTCTACAGATTCAGGAGCGAATGACTCAGGACATCGCGACGGCTCTCGTTACGCACCTGAATACGACCGCTGCCGGCTGCATCGTAGAGGCAACCCACTCATGCATCTCCTGCCGTGGAATCAAGAAACCTGGGACAAGCATGACGACATCGTGCCTGCTCGGTCGGCTGCGAACAGACGCAATGATGCGTTCTGAATTTCTTTCTCTGGTGGTGGTGAAATAAATGGGACTTCGTGGACCTGCGCCAAAGCCGACAGCTGTTAGACGCCTTGAAGGCAATCCTGCTCGTCGACCCTTGCCTGCGAATGAGCCTCAATACCCGTCTGGAGCGCCCAGCAAGCCGAAGCGCATGAGCGCGGGTGCGAAGAAAGTTTGGGATGAGCTTGTCGAAGAGATGGACGGGACCGGTGTGCTGTGCCGCGCTGATCGTCGCGCGCTCTGGCAGCTGTCGGAAGATGAATGCCTGCTGGCGGAATCCTATGCCGGCATCTGGAAGATGATTCACTCGCTTGAGAAGAAGGCGAAGGAAGAGGGCAAAGAACTGCCTGCCGGTGCAATCTTCCACATGCTCAACATGACGAGCGGACGCCTCGCAATGACTGCAATAAGACATCTTGCCAATCGCGTCATTATCGAGCGTCGTGAATTCGGCCTGACTCCATCCTCCCGGTCTCGCATTGAAGCAATGGGAGAACTTGAGGGCGGCGGCCGTATCGATCCTCTTGAACTAAAGCTGTGTGGCTGAATATAAACCCGACACATGCGATTACTGCATGGCCGATACATGGTGCGAGATGCGCGCCACAGGAAGGCCGCAATGCAGGGCATGCAAAATAGAACGCTTTTACTCTGAGATTCTTTACCCTCCGCTCGGCTATCGATTGCTGGGTTGGCATCGTAAAGTGCTCCGTGATTTGTTCGGAACAGTGCGAGCAGAGAACGGCATGCGCGTGTATCAGCGCGCGTATGTGTCCACGGCAAAGCAGAATGGCAAATCGTTTCTGACAGGTGGGCTTCCCATCTATCACATGCTGATGGAGCCGGAATTGAATCCTGAAGCATACGGCGCAGCAGCGGCAAAAGAGCAGGCTGGGATCGTATTCAAGGCGGCGAAGATGCTTGTCGATGCCAATCCTGATCTGCGCGTCAAGCTGAAGGTGCTACCCAGCACGAAGCGCATTTTACGCCGCGACGGTGGAGGAAGTTATCAGGTGCTCTCTGCCGACGGTGATGTGCAGGACGGTATTCGCCCGAGCCTTCTGATCCGCGATGAGATGCATCGGTGGAAGAGCCAGAAAGCAGAAACGCTGTACGACGTGACGACCAAAGGCCAGGTATCCCGAGACGAACCGATGGACTTAGCAATCACGACAGCAGGTGCCGAATACGAATCGCCGCTGTGGTTTCGGGAATATGAGTTCGCCAAGAAGGTGGTCGACGGCTCAATTGAAGCTCAGGGCTTCTATCCCGCGATATGGGAAGCCGATATGAAACGGCTGGACGAAGACCCGGAGTATTGGAAATCACGCGCGGCTCGCGTCGCTGCCAACCCGAGTCATGAGGACCATGGAGGCTTTCTACGTGACCAGTCAATCGTGCGCGAACTCGACAAGGCGCTCGTTCAGCCTGCTCAGAAATCCAAATTCCTGCGATATCACCTCAACATTCCGGTCTCGATGCAACAGGACCCTGTTATCGATATGTCGAAGTGGCATAACTGCGGCGGCGATGTTGATCTTCGGGAATGGCCTGAATACGACGTTGACCTGCTTATTCGCAAATGGAATCTGATCGACAGGCCGTGCTGGGTCGGGGTTGACGCATCATGGACGACTGACTTCACTGCTGTTGTTTTCGGGTTCCCACCATTTGACGGTTCTGCTAAGTGGACATTCCTTCCCTTCTTTTGGGTTCCCATCGAGCGCGCAGCTGAGATTGAACGTATATGCCGAGTCCCGTTTCACGACTGGATTGAGCGCGGCTTCATTACGGCGACACCGGGAAATGCAATTGACCTGCGCAGCGTGAAAGAGCGCATCCGCTGGGGCCGTCAGATGTTTGAGCTTCATGAGCTTGCATTCGACCGCTGCAACTTCCGCACGGAAGCAATGGAGCTACTTGATGAAGGCATCGATGTCGTCGAAGTGCAGCAGAGCTTCATGCAACTGGCTCACCCGACAAAGTTCATTTTGAGTGCTTATCTCGATCAAAAGATCAGGCATGGCAATCATCCCGTCTACAACTGGAACGCCGCATGCCTGCAATTGCAGTACGACCGCAAAGATAATTGTCAGCCCTCGAAACCTGAACGGCTGAAATCGTCGAAGCGCATCGATGGTATCGCCGCGACTGTAACCATGCTGAATCGAGGGTTGGTGCCGGATAACGAAGTCATCACGTACACAGGCGTGCGGAGTCTCAATTAAGTGTTCCCAGCGATCACCGATGCTGTGAAAAGCGCTGCCAAGATCATGCGGGATGCGTTCAACTCGCAGACCATCGAGCTTGACCTAAAGGGCGCGGGCATATCCTTTGATGCGGTCAATGCCGGATGGTACGCGCGCAACGGCTATCCCGGCATCTATACGCTGCTCTCTGGCGGCATGCCTGCATGGTCGGGCGAACCTGTCAGCCTTGAAACGTCGCTCAATCACTCTGTCGTGTGGGCGTGCAACAGGCTCATCAGTGAAACGGTCTCTGCATTGCCTCTGGTGATGATGCGGCAGAATCTTGGCGCGAAAGAACTCGCAGAGGATCATCCAATGTTCACTGCGCTGCGTCACGCACCCAATGACGAAATGACTGCGATGTCATTCCGAGAGACGCGGACCAGCCACACTCTATTGAGCGGCAACGGCTATGCGCAGATCATTCGTCGCAGCGGAACCGGCACGGCCGTCGAGCTGCATGCTCTTGATCCGAATCAGGTGCGCGTGGAGCGTGAGAAGACTGGTCAGCGTCGTCTCGTCTACATCGTCAGAACAGGGAGCGGCATGGGTGGTAACAGTGAACGGAGCTTTACGCTCACCCCAGGGCAGCCGCACGACATCCTGCATATCCGCGGTCTCGGCTGGGACGGACTGCGCGGATATTCAGTCATTACGATGGCGCGCCAATCTATCGGCACTGCTATATCTGCTGAGCGTCATGTCGCGCGCTTTTATGCAAACGGCGGTCGTGTTCCCTACATCCTCGAAATGGTGAAGAAGTTCGCCAGCGACTCGGACTTCGACAAGTTCCGCGCCGATTGGGAGAAGAACTACTCTGAGCCGCATAAGGTTCCTATCCTTGAAAACGGAACCACATACAAGCAGATCGGCCTCAATGCAGTCGACGCGCAGATGCTCGAAACGCGACTGTTCGACATTCATGAGATTTGCCGCTGGTTTCTTGTATCCCCGCATCTGGTCGGCGACCTCAGCCGTGCGACCTTTTCCAATATCGAGCAGCTGGCGCTCGAGTTCGTGAAGATCACGCTGTCTGGATGGTTTGCGCGCTGGGAGCAGGACTTATGGCGCTGCGTGCTAACACCTGAAGAAAAATCCAAGGGCTTTTACTTCAAGCACAACGTCAACGAACTGCTGCGCGGCGACTTCCTGACCCGCATGCAGGGATATGCGGTCATGTTGCAGAACGGCGTGGCCAGCCAAAACGAGGTTCGTGACCTTGAAGACTGGAACCCGTTTGCCGGCGGCGATGCCCATCACATCCAGCTCAACATGCAAACGATTCAGCCCAATGGCAACGGCACGACGCCAGCGCAGTCACCCGCATTAGTTCGTATCAGTGAATAACGGTCCACGGAGGAAACCCGAAGTGACATCACGTACATCAGCCAAGCATCAGTTCCCCATCGCCATCAAGGAAATCAGCGGCGATGGCTCGTTTGAAGGTCTCCTTGCGGTGTATGGCAACGTCGATCTTGGCAAGGACATGATCGAGCCGGGAGCCTTCACAAAGACTATTCAGGAGCACGGCTCTGAAGTGCCGCTGCTCTGGCAGCACGACACCGATGAGCCAATTGGCAAATTGACTCTCGTCGACGGTCCCGATGCGCTGCGCGTGAAGGGCCAGCTGCTGATGGACCTGCCGATGGCGCAGAAAGCATTCCTGCTGTTGAAGGCGCGAATCATTCGAGGATTGTCGATTGGTTATGACTCGATCAAAGACTCCGTCGAGGAAGGCGTGCGTCACTTGAAGGAATTGCGTTTATGGGAGGGCAGCATTGTCACCTTCCCAATGAACGAGGCGGCGATGGTGACTAGCGTGAAACGGAGCGGCGCATCCCAAACAAAGGATGACTTCGACACAGAGCTTCAGCAAGTGCAATTGCAGGATGCGGGCTATCAGATGTTCTGCGCACTGCGCACAGCACTGTGCTCTCTGAACTGGGATTCGGTTCTCAGCAAAGATGACAAGGTAACCGCTGCGCAGACGATCCTTGACCAGTTCTCTTTAACCTACATGGCATATCTGCCGCTATATCTTGACTATCTCAATCAGGAATACGGCATGCAAACCATGTCGCGCACGCTTGCGGAACGCAAGGACATGAAGCGCATCCAGCGTCAGCTGAAAGAAGGACGCAAGTTTAGCTCTGAGACGATGAAGAGTCTCAAGGAAGCTCATGGTCATGTGAAAGCCATGGACGATATTTTCGCTGCACTTTTTGGTGATGAAGCCGACGACGAAACCGATGATGCCGATCAGATGGAAGACAATCCTGATAAGGAAAACACCGGCGACGAAGACACTACAGAACCTAAAGCCGCAGTAAGAAAAACCGAGCCGGCAGTTAACCACTCGGCAGCCACACAATTCCTCGATGATATGAGGTCGCTGGTCCCGACAGCGTAACTCGCGGGAAATCCCAAACCTAATCCCAATCGAAACAGGTGGACATCATGGAAACGCTTGAGACGAAACTGTCTGCATTGCAGGCGGAGCTGAAGACCTATTTCGACAAGGCTGCTGAAGAGAAGAAGACCTACGGCACCATGCTCGAAACAACCAAAACCGCAGTTGAGAATTTGCAGAAGCAGGTCGATGCAATCGACGTGAAGCTCGCACAGCGCACGATTCAGGACAACACCCAGGGCGGCCTGATGAAGACCGTACAGGAAAGCGAAAGCGTCCAACGTCTGATGCGTGACCGCAAGGGCAGCGCTGTGATCCAGCTGAAGGGCCGCGAAGTGATGGAGCTGATGGGCCGTAAAAGCATCATCAGCGGCACCACATCCGGCACACAGGGCGGCGACACGCTTCTCCCTGTTGGCTCTGCCACAACCGGCGTGTTGCAGATTGACCGCATCGCTGGGATCACGCAGGAAGCACGGCAGGTCTTGACCATCCGTGACCTGCTCCCAGCAAGGCCGACGACGATGCAGGTCGTTGACTTTGTAAAGGTGACGACCCCACTCGGCATTGCATCGCCTGTCCCTGAAGCCTCAACAAAGCCCGAGAACGCCTTGCAGTTCCAGTCCGTGAGTGAAAAGGTTCGCCTGATCGCGACATGGATTCCAGCCACAAAGCAGGTCCTGGATGACTTCACGGAGCTTATGGGCTTTTTGCAATCGAGCCTTCCATACTACGTAAACCTCGAGGAAGAATTGCAGCTGCTCGCGGGCGACAATACCGGCGAGAATCTGCACGGTCTCCTCACGCAGGCACAGGCGTTCAACACCGGTCTGTTGCATGCGTCGAGTGGCTGGAACAAGATCGATGTCGTCGGCAAGGCAATCCAGCAAATCAACGCGGCAAAGGAAATCGATCCAACCTTCGTCGTTATGCATACGAATGACTGGTGGGATATCCGTTTGACGAAGGACAGCTTCGGGCGGTACATCCTCGGCGACCCGCAGATCATTGCGCGCCCTAATCTGTTCGGTCTCGATGTGGTTTACACGACATCGATCCCGAATGGAAGTTTCTTGGTCGGTAGCGGCAACCCTGTTTCGTCTGAAATCAGGGACCGGATGGAATTGCAGGTCGAAATATCTACCGAACATAGCGACTACTTTGTAAGGAATCTCATCGCCGTTCGTGCTGAAAAGCGAATGGTGTTGATCGTCAAGCGTCCAAACAGTTTTGTCACAGGAACATTTTCCACTTCACCCGCCTAATTGAAAAACGGAGAAGGGGGAGATCAGTCTTCACGGCTGATCTCCCTTTTCATTTATGGCTGCTTTTATATCACTTGCTGGACGGAGATTTGGCCGGTTAGTAGCTTTACATGCTAAGTCTCGACCACATTCGCATCGTGGTCAGACTGTCTGGCTCTGCAAGTGCGATTGTGGAAATACAAAAGCAATTGCGCGCTCATCGCTAGTTAGAGGATTGACTCGTAGCTGTGGCTGCCTTCTCGATGAATATGTCAACTCTACGCGCCTTGCGCACGGGTTAGCTGCAATGAGAAGGCAGATCACTAGATATCGCTTTCAGGCAGCAGAGCGTGGACTAGCATGGGAGCTTACTGAAAGCGATTGTAGGAATCTGTTCACTGCAGATTGTCATTATTGTGGCGCGAAACCCGCAGCTTATTCAGTGCCATCTCACGGAAGCAAATACGGCGGCTTTTACTATAACGGCATTGATCGCATCGATAGCGACTACGGGTATCTTTCGGGCAACGTCATATCGGCATGTTTCGTTTGCAACCGAGCAAAAAGCACGATGAGTTATCCAGACTTCATCAGGTGGATTGAACGGTGTGCCTCTAACATGCGATTGAAACGCAGAATCTCTGAAGTGACTGAGAGTGAACCGCAGATAGGAAGGCTCTTCATATGAAACTTATCGCGAACAGACCGTTACGCGGCGAGTATGGATTCGTAGCACCAGAGCAGGAGTTTGAAGCACGCGATGAGATTGCCGACCAGCTGCTCAAGGCAGGGCTGGCGCGTACAAGCCAACCGCCGACCATCGTCTATGAGACGAAGCCCTTTGTTCCGCAGGAAACGTCACAGGTGACGCCGGAGCATTCCTTTCGTGACGTGCATGTGCCTGACAAGGAATCGGCGAGCGTGGCTGCCGAAAGCGATCCAGTGCTTTCTGAGTCAGACGTACAAGGTGAGCCAGCTGCTGGTAGTAGCCGAAGGTCCGGACGTGCGCGATCTGGTTCCACGCGACCCTCGAATCCACCTCATCCATCTGAGTGAGCGGACTTGGAGCATCGGAGAAAAACGCAATTATGCGTGTGAGCGAGCGACCGGCGACATCATCTGTCATTGGGATGACGACGACTGGAGCGCACCGGATCGACTCGCTGACCAGCTCGCTCGGCTTCAGCAGACAGGCTGCGCTGTCACCGGTTATCACTCTATGCGCTTCACCGACGGCGCGCACTGGTGGAAATATGCAGGAACCAAAACTTACGCCCTCGGCACGTCCCTCTGCTACCACCGCTCTTGGTGGGACGCGCACCGATTCCAACCGAAGAACGTCGGGGAAGATAACTATTTCGTCGAACAAGCGTGCGCCGCAAAGACGTTAGCCAGCGTCGATGCCGGCGAGCTAATGCACGCGACGATTCACGACGCCAACACGAGCCCGCGGCGAATCGGAAGCAACTGGAAAAGTCTGAGCGAGTGAGACAGTTATCAGTCATCATCCCAAGTCGCACGATCACGAATCTGCGCGCATGCGTTGAAGCAGTGAAGGCGCACGACGATTGCAGAGTGATCGTCGTGTGGGACCGCACGAACGGAAATACTTGGCTCCCGCCGACCGCTGATTACAGTGTGCGAGAAGTCGATCAGAGGTTTGTATATGCGCGCAATTGCAATTACGGCATCGTTGCCGCTGGCGACGATGATGTGATTTTGCTCAATGACGATGCACTGCTCAGAACTGCGGGTGGATTCTCCGAGTTGCAGAAGCTCGCGCAAGTGCACCCGGGCTTCGGCATCATCGGAGCAGTCACGAACGTAACAGGTCAGCTATTGCAGAAACCGCATGGAGTCGGTTTGCGCGAAGTTCCGCATTTCGCTTTCGTCTGCGTGCTCATTCCGCGACGCACAATCAACACAATTGGATTGCTCGATGAGCGCTATTGCATCGATTACGGTGTCGAAGATCGCGACTATTGCGAAGCGGTGAAGCGAGTCGGTTTGAAGTGTGGTGTCTTTGATCACTGCTTTGTCGATCACGCCAGCCTAACGAGCAGCTTTCGCGGCAAGCCGCATGCGTCGCGCTCGTTTCAAAAGAACTGGAGCCTGTTCTGTCAAAAGTGGGGAGTGCCTGCCTGATGGAATTCCCTTATGTCTATTTCTGGAATCGCATGGGACGCAAAGGCCAGCGCTGCCGCGTGCTGGTGCGCGGAAAGATGAACAGCTGCCTGATCGAGTTTGACGACGGTCATCGGGCAGTTACCAATCGCAACGCTCTCAGGAAAGGCGATTCACAAAGCTGATGCCGAATATCTGGATCATTGCTAAATACGACGCGGCTTGCAATGAATGCGAAACGCACATCAACGCAGGCGACAAGGTGCTGTTTGACACGCATGCTCGCGTTATCTACTGCGAAGAATGTGCAGAAGACCTTGATGACGACTCGACGATTGAGGATAAGGACTGATGACTTTCGGAATTCTGCGAGTAAAGAATGAAGCACGCTGGATTGAGCGCATCGTGGCCTCTTTGCAGCCGGTCTGCGAGCGCATCCTGATTCTCGATGATCACTCAACAGACGCGACGCCTGATCTCTGTATGGCTCTCGGCTGCACTGTGTTCCGCTCACACTTTACTGATCTGCATGAAGCGCGCGACAAAGATTTCCTGCTTGAACAGGTATGGGACGCAGGCGCACAAGTGGGCGATTACTGCATCATGGTCGACGGCGATGAAGAGCTGTTCTCAGAGGACGTTCCAGAGCTGCGCGCGGCAATGCAGTCAGGCGTCGTCTGCGGCTCGATGCATGTTCTTTATTTGTGGGATAACGAGCAGCAGATACGCATTGACCGCTGGTACAGAGAAGTGCGTCGGCCGTCTCTCTTCAGGCTGATCGACCGCAACCTCACTTTCAAGCGAACGCAGTTCGGCGGCAATCTTCATTGCTCGTCCGCTCCGGTGCAAGTGCTCGAGCGCAGTGTTCCGTTGAAAGTGCGTCTTCTGCACTACGGCTATCTTCACCGTGAAGATAGAGTGCGCAAGTTTCATTGGTACAACTCAATCGACCCGCACAACACTTTTGAGGATGAGTATCGGCACATGGTCGTGGGCGATCTCTTCCCCGCTAACTCGAAATTTCGCTGGGCCGGTCCTCTGGAGCTAAAAGCAATATGAGCAGCTGGTATCCGTTCGGCGGTGTCGGTCCGTATGGCACATACGGCAATCTCGGCCTGTACGGTGCGCTTGTTGTCTATGCCAGCCTGCGCCTCACTGAAACATCACCTGCGCAGACATTCATTGAGCCGCTGACATTGGACTTGGTGAAGGACTATCTGAAGATTCCTCCTCGCTCGCCGGCTGATAGCTTTGAAGACGATGAGCTAACGACGTTCATTTCGGCAGCGCGTGAGCAAGCGGAGATATTGCAGAATCGTGATCTGGTCCGCAAACAATGGGATTTGCATCACGATTACTGGCCGTCATACCGCATTGAAATGCGCGACCCGCTGCGAAGCGTCGATCTCGTGCAGTATCAGGATTCAAACGGCGACTTCACGACACTGAACGAGAATGCCGACTACATCGTCGATGCGAACAAAGGGCCGGGAGTTCTTGCGCCCCCATATAACGCGACGTGGCCGACCTTTACACCGTGGCCCAGCTCGTCCATCTTGATTCGCTTTACAAGCGGTTACTCCGGCGATGACCCGTTCTGGAATGGTGCAGGAGCGCGCATCAAGACCGGCATGCTCATGCTTATCTCTGCGTGGTACAACAACCGACTTCCGTTTGAAAAGGGCGCTGATCCAACGCAGGAATATCCATATGCCGTCACATCGTGCCTGTCCTACGGTGCGCTCATCCGAGCGAGGTAACTCTGCATGTCCTCGTGGCCTTCTATCGACCCCGGCAAGATGGTGCACCAGATCACGCTGCTTCAGCAGCAGACCGTGACTGATATATCCGGCACGACGATTCGCTGGGTTCCTTTCGTCCGTACCTGGGCGCAGATTGATCCTGTAAAAGGATCAGATGTTCTGCGGTCGGGACAGGCGACGACGCAGTTATTCCTCACTGTTAAGATTCGCTGGCAGACAGGCGTCTTGCCGAACATGCGCGTGCAGTCGCTTAACGGCACCTATGTCATTCAGGCAATCGAGAATCCGGGTGAGCGAAACGTGATTCTGATTCTCAACTGCCTCGCGCTTGCACTGAATCAATAGTTCGTGGCGCATGGGAGGTGTCCGCTGCTTTCCGCCTCCCATGCATTTTTCCCTGATGGACGTAAAGACTGAAGTTCAAGGATTGAGGGAGCTAGAGGATGCGCTGAGTGAGTTTGCGCCTCGACTGGTGAAGAAGGCTTTCAAGCAGGCGATGAACGCGGCGGCCATTCCACAGATCACAGCTGCGAAGGAAAAAGCTCCAGTGCTTAAGGAGCCGACAAAGCATCGTCAAGGCGGGGAGCTGCGTGACTCCATCGGTGTCAATATCACCGTCGGCAAGCGTGGGGTGCGCGCGCGCGTAGGGCCGACACGTAGCAAGGGCGAATCAAACCAGTCTCCCGGAACTTATGGACTGATGGTTGAGTTTGGATCCATTCACGGACCCGCACAGCCTTATCTGCGACCTGCATTCGACCAAACGAAGAACGACTCTGTCACTCAGTTCGCTGCGGTGCTGCGAGCGGCAATCGAGACGATGAAACGATGATTGAGCAAGGCGTCGTAATGTTGATTCAGAGCGATGCAGCTGTGAAAGCGATTGCTGCCCAGGGCGGTTTTCTGGCCACGTTGCCGTCTGACTATCAGCTGCCTTCATGGACATATCTGCTCGTGTCTGACGTGACGGATTATGTGCTCACCGGTCCCAGCAAACTCAGTTCTCGACGGGTGCAGTTTGACTGCTATGGCACTCAGCCAGCGGACATCATTCTACTCGGCAATGCAATTGACAAATTGCTGAACGGTTATCGCGGCACGCTGCCCGACCCTGATGCGACTGTCGTGCAGGGCATATTTCATCTGAACAGTCTCGACTTCTTCGATGTTGATAGTCGCACCTACCGCCGCTCGCTCGATTACATGATCTGGTTCGAGCAGCAATAACTCAGTCCACTCAGTTTTTTGTAAGTCAATCCCTTCTTTCACAAGGAGACAGACCACCATGCCCGCAACCGCCGCAACACAAGCCACCATCGGCTATCTGGCGACATTTTCTGTCGGTGACGACAGCAGCCCGATTGAATACACCGAAATGCTTGAAGTCAAAACCATCAAGCCGAACATTGCCACAATTCCGGTCGTCGATGCGACCCATCTGCAAAGCCCGAACGCGACGCAGGAAAAACTGCCGGGATTGATCCAGCCGGGAACGGTAGACATCACCGGCAACTTCATCGGCGACGCCTCACAGCTTCAGATTTTGACACTCGCAGAACAGCGCTCCGTGTTTCCATTCAAGGTCACCGCTCCCATTGCTTCGGGTACGAAGACCTACACGCTTACCGGTAGCGGATTCATTTCGAAGTATGACAACGGCTCATTTGAACCGAGCAAGGTCAGTGAATTCGCGATGAGCATGGAGATCACCGGCACTGTCCATGAGGAAGTCGCCTAACAGGAGATTGCTTCGTGACGACACGCAAAGGAACAGACAAACTCATTGAGAAAGTTCAGGTGCGGCTCGACGGCAGGGACTGGCCCATCGTGGTCACTCATAACGTGCTGATTGACTGCGAAGAGATTACCGGTCTGAACGTGCTAACGGGTGAAGCGAACCTGCTGCGCCCTTCAGCGAAGCTGATTCGCGCTCTGCTCTTTCTCTGCCTGAAACGATCTGGAGCCAAGTACACGCTTGATGAAGTCGGCGACCTCATCACCCCGCACAATATCGCGATGGTGCAAGAGGGACTTCTGAAAGCGTGGCAGGCCTCGATGCCACAAGAGGAAGAGCAGGAACGCCCTATGAGGGCGGTCGTTTAAGACGACCGCTTACGTGGCTTGAGGCGTGGTCTATCGCGCGGCAGGAACTCAAGCTCTCGACAAGAGAGTGGCTTGAAATGACTCCGCGCCACATCCACGCACTACGCAAACGGCAGATCGAGCAGTATCAGCGTGAAGAACTGCTCGTCGGCATCATATCTGCGACCTCTGCCAACTTCTCATTCTGTAGACCAGAGCAACCGATCAGCCCCGAAACATTCATGCTGCATCCACTTCCACCTGAGCCTGTAAAGCCTGTTACGGGTGAAGACATCATGATCGCATTCGCGCACATTCCAAAATCCACTTTGACGACTGAGGCAAGGGCATGAGCGTTTCTGTCGGCACGCTGACAATCGATCTCAGAGCGAACACTGCATCGTTTCAGCAATCGATGGATAAGATGTCACAGCTGTCAGCAAAGACGGCGACTGACATCAAGCGCTCGCTTGATAAGATTGCCGTCGCTGGCGCAGCGATGGCGGCTGCCGTAGCAACCGGCACAGTTGCGCTCATTAAGTCGGCGCTCGATACAGCAGACGCTATGAGCAAAATGGCGCAAGCTGCCGGCACCACGACGGAAACGCTCTCAGTGCTGAATTACGCTGCCGGACTAAGCAACGTTTCGTTTGAACAGCTCGGCAAGGGTCTCGAAAAGCTTTCACAGAGCGCGTTCAAGGCGCAGAACGGCAATGTGCAGCTCCAACGCATTTACCAGCGTCTCGGCGTCAGCGTCACCGATTCAAATGGCAAGCTGAAGGACTCTGGCGTGCTGATGGAAGAGCTTGCTGTCAAATTTGCTGCGATGGCAGACAGCAGCGGAAAGACTGCGCTCGCGCAAGCAGTCTTCGGCAAAGCTGGAGCTGCGTTGATTCCGATGCTGAATCAGTATGGTGAAGCGCAGGCACAAGTCAATGAAGAGGCGCATCAGTTTGGACTGGTGCTCAGCACGTCCACGGCGGAGGTGGCCGCGAAAGCGCACGACAACCTC